TTACCCCATCAAAGAGCCGATGGCGCCGGAGTGGGCGATTTCGACGCTTTGCCACGTGTACGAACCGTAGTAGGTCACCGCGGGGGAGGTGTAGCCGATTTCAAGCAGCTGCAGGTAGTGAAAGCCCAGGCCCGGGTAGCCATTGTAAACCGCGTGGCACTCTGACCATTCCACCACGGAATTCATCGCCCACACTGAATTCGAAGAGGGCAAGATCACGGAATCCAGCCCGATGCCCACCGTGCGGATGATGGATGAGCTGTTAAAAGTTCCCGCCATGAAGGACAGATTGACCTGCACCTCGTTGACCCCGATCACGAACTGCAGCCGGTTGCTGGTGGAATTGTTCCAGGCGCGCCAGGCGATGGTCGAATAGGTCCAGGATGATGTCGGGTCATGGCGGTACAGCCGCTGGGACACGCGGTTGTAATAATTCCAGACGAAGCGCTTCTCGGCCGTATCGCAAGTGACGCCTGCCGCGGAGGTGCGCAGCGTGCCCAGGTAGCGGTAGTTGAGCGCGCCGGCCTTGCAGTAGATGCCGTCCTGGCGCACGATGGCGGTGGCGCGCAGCGTGTCGTTGCTCCAGGGCGTGCAGGCCAGCGTGAGCACGCCGGCATTATCGTAAATCCAGATATCCAGGTTGATGTCGGCTGCCACCGCGGAGAGATCCAGGCTCAACTCGCTGAAGGTGTACAACCTCCAGCCGTAGTTCGGGACGTACAGCGCAATGCGGTTGCCGGTGTGGGGCGTGAAAAACACCACCCCGGAGCTGGAAACGTCCACAGCCGACACGCTCACGCCGGTGGAAAGCGTCAGGCGGCCTTCACAGATCTGCGGCTCGACGTAGTAGAGCAGGTTTTTGAGGCTGACCGCCAGCTCGGTGCGCAGGCTGTCTTTCTCGATTTTCGCGCCATCCCAGTAAAAGCGGCCGATGCGGCGCTGGCTGGCGCCCTCGGTGGAGGACGTGGACACGCTGAGCGTAAAGCTGGTGGAACCGTCCGCGCGGTTGGCGAAGATGTAGTAGGTGTTCTCGGTGCCGGAGGGTGCGTTCTCGACGGCCAGATCGACGTTGGCGACCGCCTGCACCATGTAGCCGGCGACCATGAGCGAGACCGGTGCGCTGGCGGAGGCCGTCACGCGCACCTGGTTGGCGCTCAGGCGCTCGATGGTGAGGCGGCTCTCGTACCTTTCGAGCAGCGCAGCCAGGGAAACCGCATCGACGCCGGATTGGCCGAGAAAAAGGGCGTCAGAACGCAGGTTATTGTAATGACTGGCCAGGGTGGCGTCGCCGGCGGACACTGGAGAGCTGGATGGATAGGACATAAATTAATTCCTTAGGGATTATGTGCCCTGCCAACTGATGGTTGGAAGCCATCGTAGGCAGGGTATCTCCGTCCCCTGCAAGAGCAGGGGACTCCTGTACCCCGTCGGCTGTCGGCTGGAAGCCTCCGCCGGCAGGGTATCTCCGCGCTTTGCAGAGGCAAAGCGCTTCGACGAGCGTTCTATCAATCATAGTTTAGAAGATCTGTTCTCCGCATTTGGGGCAGACCATGTGAATGATGGTCGCGGAGGTGGTGGTGCTGCCGGATCCGGAACCATCACCGGAACCGGGATCGTCCCCGCTGCCATCATCAGCGGCCACTTCGCAGTATTCCAGCAGGGTGGCCAGTGCTTCGCCGCCGTCCTTGATCAGCTTGTAATGGCTATCCTGGTCATTCCACAGCACGAAATTGGACCAGCCAACCGGCAGAACGCTGTTGTTCTTGCCGTACTCGGGCTGGACTGCGCCGAACCAGGCCAGGAACAGGTCGGTCTTGGCGGCGATGTTGTCTTTCAAGCCGGACTTATCCTCCAGGCCGTCCCATAAGCCCTTGTTGGTGTAGATCAGCGCAGGCCGGCCCAGCTCGTTGTAGATTTGCTCGGCCTGGGCGTTGATCACGTCCACGGTCTTGCCCTGCACGTCGATCATGCCTTTGAGCTGATAGGTGACGCCGTTCCAGGTGAGGGTCTTGTTGGTGCGATTGAAAGTTCCTTCGATCATGTTATTGTCCTTTTGTTCTATTTTTTCTTCCACTGATGCGCACAGATAAAACCGTAAAGGCTTTATGGTTGATGCACGTAGATCGTTGATGTCATTTCTCATTTTTCTTAACCACAGATCAAAACGGATGAACACAGAAAATCATTTTGTGTTTTGATGCACACAAATGGTCATTCAGTATTAAGGTTGTCATTGCGAGCCTTGCGCTAGCAAGGCGCGGCAATCTCGGCTTTGTGATGCATTGCGCCTTCTAAAAATCCCAGCCGAGATGCTTCACTTCGTTCAGCATGACATGTAAGCCGAGATCCTCTCCCAAGGGAGTGCTCAGCGATCGGCGCTTCGACTAGCTCAGCGGCCGGCCGAGATTGCCACGCCCCTGCGGGGCTCGCAATGACACATCGAGCTTATTTCCAGATGGACGTATCCCAGGTGAGGGCATCCTCGCCGGGGGTATCGGCCTGCCATTTGGAACCGAAAAAGAGCTCCGAATCGATCGGCGGGTGGTAGGCGCTGATGTTGGTCAGCTTGCAGGAGATATAGCTGCCATCGATGAGGTGCAGTTCGGTGGCCGAATGGCCCAGCGGCCCGATGCCCAACCAGGTGCCCATGGGCGTGCCGATCGAGAGATTCTCCTCCTGCGCCAGGTAGTCCAGCAGCATGCTGTACATGGCTGACCTGCCCGCGCTGTGCATGGATCCGTCCGGATTCTTCAACTGGTCCGCCAGCAGGATGGTGAAGAAGATATAGATCTGGATCTCGCCTTCCTCGTCCAGTTCCCGCTGCACCGATACCGAGGATCCTTTGTTCGAAGCATCGGGGGCTAAAACAAATCCATAGGGGTCCCCGCCATTCACGTCCGGATGCACCAGGATGATGTCGCAGTCTGTTCCGATGGTTGTCATTATTGAATTCCCAAGTGTTTGAGCTGCAGGTAGGTGTAGCGATAGGTCTGGCCCGGGTAGAGCGCCTTGGGCGTGACCGCCTGGGGGGTGAGGCTGGATGACCAGGTTCCATCGATGCTCTGATTGAGTTTGAGAGTCCTGAAGACCCGCCAGGAAAAGAACTGGCTCCACACGGAGTACAAGGACGAATTGAACGCCCCGGATTTATTGTTCTGCGTCAGGGCCTTGATGGCTTCTCCGATCGAGGAGCCGCTCTCCATTTGCGACTGCTGGATTTGCCCGGTCAGGTAGCGGTTATAGGGCAGCCAACCGACGTTGAAGTTCAACGATAAAAAGCAGTGGTTATCCAGCATGATATCGAAATCGGAACCGAACACGTCCATCGAAGAGAGCGGCACGCTCTCGACCATTTTCTTGAGGTAGCAGTTGCAGCCCAGATGAAAGCCGGGCGTGATGCCGGCGGAGATCCACGTGTCGTAGGTGTACACGCGGCCGGCCATGGCGTCGCAGATCGGGCAGTTCTCGCCGCGCGTCATCCACATGTATTTAACCTGCAGGTCTTCCCAGTTGCCCATCTATCCCTTATCCCATTCATCCAGGTTCCAGCGCGCGTCCGGAAAGATATTGACGGCCAACTCGGTGCGGATTTCGGCCAGGGATTGCACGAAGCGGGCGTACTGGTCGCTGCCCCACACCATCAGCTGGCTCATCTCTCCGGATTTCACGCCCCAGGCTTCGTTCAGCCCGGAGGCGCGGATCATGGCGGCCTGTCCGGACGCGCCGACCACCAGCAGGTCCTCGTGATCGGCGCGCACGCTGGTGGCTGGCGCGCCGTCGAGGTCCTGGATGGTCTGCCGGCCGGCGTATTTCACATAGAGCAGCTCGCCAGCCAGGGGGATATCGGGGCCGGTGAAGTAGGCGCAGGGGACGCCAGCCTGCCAGACGATATAGAAGTCCTCGCGCTCGCGCATGAAAGGATCCGTGAGGCTGGCATTATAGGGGTGCACCAGTTGCAGGACGCTGATCAGTCCGGGGCATTCGCCCAGGCTTTGAACCCGCCCGGCGGATGGCAGGGAGATCTCCCGGGTGCTGATGTCAGGGAAGGCGCGCGTATATTCGTTGAGCACCTTGCGCAGGGCTTCATCGAGCACGTCGTTGGAGTACTTGGTGGTGGTGTCGTTGAGCGAGTTGGACAGGCGGGTGCGATATGCGGCTAAGTTGGCCATGGTTTTTTTCTCTTTCCGGTTGTAATTGCACCCCGCCGGTTGTAGGTCGGAAGCCTCCGCCGGCGGAGTATCACCTTCCCCTGCCCCCGCAGGGGACTTCGACTGCTCAGCGCGTTAATATTATTCAGTCGCCTGCGGATAAAAATCCAAGGCGGGCGCCGCGGCGTCAGCCGCGGTAGATGGGGGGGCCCCGTCTGCGCCCTGCGGAGCAGGGCGCGCGCCCGCCGATGTTGGAGCTGCTTCCGGTTTTATTTCGGGTTCTGGCTGGTGCTCCAGCTCTGGTTTGGATGGGCTGCTCTTCGCGTCCAGGCTGGAAGCCATGGTCGCTTGAGTATCTGCGCCCACTGCTCTTGCAGTGAGCTGCGAGCTCTTCGCGGCTGAGGCGGATAACGCTTTCAGATCCTCATCGGTGCAGGAAAACTTGGCTCCGTTGGGCGCGATGAAGACCAGGCGGCCATCCGGATAACGAGCCCAATCCAGCGAGCTGAGATTGAAAAGCTTTTTAATCAGCTTTTCATCTGCAGCTTGACGTTGCTTATCTGGCATGGATTAACTCAACCTGGTGCCGCTGATATTGGAACCGGCGTCTTCGATGGCCACGCCGGTGGCGTAGGCCGCGGCCGCGGCTACGATCGCCTGCAGCATCTGCCAGACTGTGATCTCGCCATACAGACAGGAACCCACCGCAGCCAGGACGGCCAGAAAGCACGCCCAGAACTTGCGGGATTTGAAGATGGCCAAAAATTTGTTGTAAGTTTGTGTATTCATTCCAGAATCCTTTCTCATTTGTTGACCTCACGCTTCGACTAGCTCAGCGGCCAGTCCTTTTTTTTAACCACAGATGGACACTGATAAACACAGATAATCCTTTTATGGTTGATGCACACAGATAACCTTTTCTCTTGTCATTCCGAATCCCCGGAGGGGTGAGGAATCTCGGCTGAATTAGAATTTACGCTTTCTCTCACAACCGGCCGAGATCCTTCCTCGCTGCCCTTCGACATCCCCAGCATTCGCAGGGGACAGGCGCTCAGGACAAGCGCTCGTCAGGATGACAATTTGGGCGTACCGCGCTGCGATCCCTCAGGATGACAATTAAAAACGGTTGTCATTGCGAGCCTTGCGACAGCAAGGCGTGGCAATCTCGGCTTTGTAACTACTGACGTCTGCTTTATTTGGCCGGGATCCTCACGGTCGCTGCCTTCGCTGCCCCACGCTACGCTGAGGGCAGGCGCTCAGACAAAACGCTCCCTCAGGATGACAATTTCACTTTTCCTTACGCCACATTCGATTTATGCAACGGGCGGAAGTCGTTCACCCAGCAGGCCAGGAAGTGGCGGACTTTGAGGCGGTGCTCGTCATTGGTGAAGACGGCCGGGCTGAGGTTGTCGCCGGCGATGAAGACCTCCGGCATGATGCCGAAGCGCTCGCCCACGAAAATGGCCGGCGCGATGAGCGGGTCGCAGAGCGCCGCCCAGTCATTGGCATCCGACCACTCAGGCACCGTGATCACGTCGCCCGGCTGGCCGCGCTGCATGTTCTCGCTGTAGATGTTGGCCGCGTTTTCCAGGGTGGGATAGAGGATCTTCATGCCCGCCAGCTGCAGGGCGCGGGGCACCAGCAGGAAGCGCGGGTTGATGGCCATGCGGGGACCGGTGCCATACACGCCGGAGGCGTTCTTGATCAGCATGGGCTGGTTATAGACCGCCGTGCAGACAGCATCCCATTCGCTGGCGCTCAAGGCGGCGGTCAGCAGGTTGGCATGCCCGCCGGCAGTCGTCACGGCGGTGTTGTTGAACAGGGCGCCGGTATCGGCCATGGTGGGGCCGACGCCGGCATTGGCCGTGAAGATGGCAGCCACCAGGGAACTGATCTTGCGCAGGCCGGCGGCGGCCAGTTCGCGCGGATAGGCGGACAGCTTGCGGCTCTCGTCGCGGTCGATCAGCTCGAGGGTCAGCGGGATGTAACCGCCGTACTTCACGAAGTCGGCCGTCTCGGGGCTGTCACCGATGGCCAGTTCGGTGTAATTGCCGCCTTCGGCCACGACCGGCAGGGATCCGACCGTGCCGACCAGCGTGCCGGTGATGGACTGCAGCGAGTTGAAGTGCTCGACGCGCACGATGCGGTTCCACCAGTCATAACCGGCTTACCCAGCAGTTCCCAGGTGTTGACCACGATCTTGTTCAAAGCGTTCTTCACCAGGCCGGTGAAGTCAGCGGTGGTGGCGAACTGGGCACGCTGCGGGTCGTAGCCGCCGTGCAGATCGTAGTCGCCGGTGAGCATGAGGTACAGCTCGCGGATGCCGGACAGCTTGGCCACGTTCAGGCCTTCCAGCTGCTTATCGCGCGGCGCTCCCAGCAGGTCATCGGCTGCGGCTTGCAGCTTGTCGCGGGTGTCGAATACTGAGTGAATGCGCGCTCCCTGCACCACGGACGCGCCGGTCAGCTCGCTGAGCATGGCGCGCGCGTCCTCGATCGCCGCAGTCAGCTCTTCCGCTTCGAACAGCTTGCCGGCGAACTGCTTGCGCAGGCGTTCGTCGACCGGCGCGGGCAGCTTGGCAGCGGCCAAGGCGCTCTCGAGGAATTGGCCGCACATCTGGACGCGCAGCGCGCGGGCTTTCTCGGCTTCGCCTTCCAGCTCGGCGATCTTGCCCTGCACGTTGAGCAGCGTCTCGACGGCTTTCTTGTCGCTTTCGATGCGCTGCTGGACGCGTTCCACCCCGGGCAGGGTTTCCTGGGTGGGCGTCTGGGTGGATAGTTTTTCTGTTTCGGGGTTGGCCATATTGGTTGATTCCTTTCCTGATTTCTGGAACTTTTGATAGATCTGGCGGATGAACTCCCCGCCCCGCGCGGGGTTCACCACCAGGTCCACGCTGAAGACGCGCAGGATCTCCTGCACGTCCTTGCCCTTGGCTGAGAAAGAGATATCGGCGGAAAAACCGACATCCGGGCGGGAGCTCTTTTCGAGCGTGAGGATCTGTTTGCCCATCTCAACCAAGACCGGCGCGGCCGGTCCGATCGGGCGCAGCTGCAGCTTGATGCCCTGGGACTGCTCATCCCAGGCGGGGGAATGGCACACGCCGGCCAGATCATGCACCGAGTTGCCGAACCAGTGATGATCGATAAAGGTCTGAATGCCATCCCACAAGGGGATGGAGCGCTGCAGGGAGTCGGCGGAGAACTTCCAGCCGTTGCCGTCGCCGGCGGTGATGGCCAGGATTTCAAATTCGCCCTGGTCATTGACCTGCGCGGCTTCGAGGTTGATGCGGTGCTGTTGAGTATCGTTCATAAGTTTGTCCTTTTCAAAGTTGTCTTTGCGAGCGATGCGAAGCATCGCGAAGCAATCTCTTTTTTAACCACAGATGAACACTGATAAACACAGATTTTTTTAGTTTGTCATTGCGAGCCTTGCGAAGCAAGGCGCGGCAATCTCACACTAATCAGTACCCCGCCGGTTGTCGGCCGGAAGCCTCCACCGGCGGAGTATCTCCGCCCTCTGCGCCCGCAGAGGGCTGCGAGGTACCTTAACTTTCCCTGTCATGGAGAAATCCCTGTCCATCTTTCTGCTTGGCGGCCTGCTGCAGCATGGCATCGGCGTCAACGGTTTCACCGAAGAAGCGGTAGATCAGGCGCAAGAACTCGCTGTTGGTGATCAACGCGCGATCGCGCAGGTCGTCCAGGATGCTGATCATGTAGTAGGCGGCCTGGGAGAGCGCGCCGTTGTCGCTGCTGGAAATATCGGCGCCGGTCACGCTGAACTCGATATTGCCTTTTACCCGGGTATCCAGCATGCCGCGGCGGGCCAGAACAGCGCCCAGGATGTCGTGGATCATCCACAGGAAATACTCCTGACGTTGTTCGAAGCGCCGGTATGTCGGCCCGCCGGCGGCTTCGGCAGTTGTGCGGGTGGCAGATTCGGGTTCGGCAAGAAAGTGAAGCGGGATACCGGCGCCGGCAGAAATCATCTTCTTGATGGCCAAACCGTCCTTTTCCGCGTCTCCGGATTCGAGGCGCGGGCTGAGCACCTTCCAGGTTTCGTTCTCGTCGGCCACCAGGATGCTGCCCGGCTTGGGCGGGTTGGCGTTCAGGACGGTCTGGCGGGCTTTGCGCTGCGCTTCGCTGGCGAACTTGGCCTGCACCACAAACAGAAAAGCGTTGCGGTAGCGGTTGAGGCGCGCGCGGTCCTCCAGCCAGTTGGAATAACGCGCCAGCCAGCGCAGGAGGGGAGCGAGGTCAGGCTCCCCCCACTGCGCGCCGGCCGGCCGGTTGATGGCATAGTGCAGCATGACCGGCTGTTGGGGATTGTCGCTCTGCGGGTCGTAGGCGGGGACGGGTTTGGGGTTGAGCTCGTCGAGGCTGGCTTTCAGCTTGAAAGCGACCGGCTGCTCGATGTCGTTCTCGCGGCTGTGGATCTCCTCGATGTCAGAAGCAGGGATGACGCGCAGGTAGGACATGCCGGCTGGATCAGTGCTGAGCATGATAAACAGGTTGCCGGTGCGGGTGAGCTCGTCGCACATCTCAAAGACGCGCACGGGCATGCGGTTGAGCCGGTGGTTCCAGAAGTCGTTCAGGAAAGCCGCGGCCTGGTCATGTTTGCAGTTGATAGTCAAACCGCCGCCCACGACGTACTGCGAGGTAAGTTCCACGATGCGGCGGGCCAGTGGATTAGCGCGCCAGGCTTCGAGGGATTGTTCGAGGATCTCGCTGCGGTCGTAGGTGTAGCGATCGCGCTCGCTTTGGCTGGCAGAATGGGTGCCCACCAGGAAGGTGTTTTCGTTCTCGATGATGGCCAGCTTTTCGGCCACCAGGCGTTCAACGCTTTTGTTGATGAATCGGTCAAGTATTCCCATTTTTTATTAAACCTCTAGCCACTGATGGACACAGATAAAAGCAAAATCGTTTTATGGTTGATGCTCACGGATGGCTATTCTGTCTTTGCGAGCCTTGCGCGAGCAAGGCGTGGCAATCTCTTTTTTTCACCACAGATGAACACAGATGAACACAGAAAACCCTTTTATGGTTGATGCTCACAGATAACATCTTTCTAGTGTCATTCTGAACCCCGGCAGGGGTGCCTGCCCTCAGCGAAGCGTAGGGAGGAATCTCGGCTGAAATTGATTCGTACCCCACCGGCTGTCGGCTGGAAGCCTCCGCCGGCAGGGTATCTACGCGTTCTGAAAGATCAGATCGCTCCAGTACCCCGCCGGCTGTCGGCTGGAAGCCTCCGCCGGCAGGGTATCTACGCGTTCTGCTCCAGCAGAACGCTCCGAAAATCCAGGCTGTCACCGTTGAACCAATCGAGATCGACCAGAGTCTTGACGCCCGGCACGCGGCCGGTTTCGGAGTGCTGCCAGAAATTCCAGCCAGCGAAAGGATAAAGCGGGCTCGGCCAGTAGAGCGTCCACTGCGCGATCCAGAGCGGATAACCGACGAAGGGCAGAACGTTGGCGTACTTGTCCTTGATCATGTAAGAGCGCCAGAAGCCGCCGGAGGAGTAGATGATCGGCTTGACCTGCAGTTCGTTCTCGATCACGCCGCAAAAAGCTTTCACGTCCGCGCACAAGGCCGCGCCGCTCTTGCCGGCCACTTCGAGATCGATCACCGGCCGCATGTTGAAGGGCAGATCGCGGATCACGCCCAGGAAACCGGCTGCCTGCACTTCGGGATCCACGTGGGTGCGGTAGAAGTGGTACGGGGCGGCGTAGATGCCGTTCTCGGTGCAGCCTTTGGCGTTGGCTGCGAGATTGTCGTCCACGTAAATTTGGGTTTTGCCGAGCGGGTATTCCGTGGCTTTGTAAAAACAAAAGACCACGCCGGCGGCTTTTACCTGCGGCCAGTCGATTTCCGACTGCCAATGACTTACGTCTATGCCTGGTTTCAT